GGTACCCGTCGTCCAGTGCGCGTTCTGCGCGCGCCCAAGACGCTCGCCGAGCGCGTTGGCGATGAATTGATCCAACGGGAACTCGCTGTCCTGAAGCAACTGGTTGGACACGAGGACGAGACCCGAGGTGTACATGTACGATGACACGGTCAGTTGGCCGAATGTCATAGCGGATTCTGAGATTGTTGACGATTCTGACAGTATAGAACCACTCACGCCGGTCTCATCGACCGTGGGCAGGAGCAGGTCCGCGCCGGACTGGGTCGGATAGACGGTGGAGACGCTGAGCATCCCGCCGAACGCGCGACGGGCGGCCTCGATGCCGCTGCCGAACTCGTAGTTGACGAGGTAGCCACCGGCGGTCGTGGTTCCGACCGTCTGAGCACGACCCTCGGCGAGCCGCTGGCGGTTGTAGGCCCGGAGTTCCGGATCAAGTTCGGCATCGACGCCACGGAGCCACGCGTTGAACGCCCGCTTCTGCGCCTCGGGTGACAGGCTCGCGCCGGTCGATGCCTTGCGCTCCTCGGTCTCAACGACGGAGCCGCGCAGTGCGCTTTCCTCAGCCGCGAGACGCTGCGCCTTGGCGACCGCGTCGATCCGCCGGTCAAGACTGGTCAGGTCCTTGTCGAGCGCGTCGAAGCGGGACTCCGCCTGCGCGTCCCAGTTGGCCTGGTCCTCGACGATTGCGCGCATTTCGAGCGCCAGCCTGTTCCGGCTGTCGCGTAGTTCGTTCAGAGTGCTAGCCATTTCGGCCTCCCAAAGTGTGCGCACGGAGACGCGCCCGTGCCAGCGCGTGCGTGGTTGACCGCGGATTGGTCAGGGTTGTCGGCACCCGGACGGACCGGATTGCCACGGAGGTTTGCGCGTACGCCGGATAGGTGACCGCGCTCACGTCGAACAGGTCGCAATCGAGCAGTTCGCGGACATAGCCCGTCGACGCTGACCCGGACCACCGATCCTGCACCGCCCGGAACGCGAACGACGCCTGGTTGACGTCCCCGCGCCGGACCAGTTCGGCAACGTCCCGTCCAAGGCTGGTGTCGGGGAGGTTGCACGAAAAGTACAGGCCGTTGCCATCCTCGCGCAGCGTGAGCGTGCCCGAAGCGGTACGGCCGAGCGGCGATTCGGCCTCGTGGTTCCACAGGCACCGGACGTCCTGCGATGACGCCAGTGCGCGGGTGAATGCGCCGGGACGGATGATTTCCGTGAATTCCATCCCGTACCCGCCGTTGCGGCTGTCATCTTCCTCGGTCTGCAACGGCTGGCTCGGCACGTTGAACAGTGCGGCGTAGCCCTCCAGGCGCAGTCCCGTCGCCGGGTCGTCCGCGCCCCGGAGTTCAACGCGTGCGCCCCGGAGTTCCAGCCGGTCAGGCGCGGATGCGCGCTTTTCCTCAATTGCGACCATCGTCACTCCTGCGGGTCGCGCGTGGCGCGCGGTAGGGGTCTGATGCGACTGTACACGGTTCGGCCTCATTCCGCAACCGGCAACGTCACGCCGGTCGCCCGTGCGAGCGCATTCCGCGCCGCCTCGGGCAGGGTGGACTGTCCCACGATCATCGCGCTTCCAACACGGCAAGCCTTGCCGTCAACAATTCGACCTGCGCGGATAGTTGTTGCACAGCGCGGACAAGTGGTGCCACAAACTCGTCATATCCAAGGCTCAGAACACTTTCCCCGCCTTTGATTTCGTGATCTTGAAATCCTCCAAAGTCAACGCCAGTGTCTTCAATGACCTGACGAACTTCCTGAGCAATAAATCCGTGGTGATACCGCACACGCTTGTGCGTGCCGTCCGGTGTCAGGTTGACAAGATTGCATCTCTCCTGCCATGCATCAACGGCTTCTTGATGTTGCGCCTTCTCTTCCGCGGTTGCGTCAGGATGGATCGGCCAAGGACGCTCATCAAGAGGCCTGTAATCGTCGCGCTTATCCCATCGGTAGTCAATTGGGCGTAGACGCTTGATCCAATCAAGGCCGAGTATGGTGTCGCGGACATCAACCTTATCGCGTGCGTCTGAGCGGTTCTGCACGGTGCCGTAGACATACGTGGTAGTTGCGCTGTCTCCAAGTTGCACCTGATTTGATCCGGTGACTTGCGCGTTATTGCCAATGCACGTGGAGTTGGAGTATGCAGTTGCGGAAAACAGGGCATTGTATCCAACAGCAGTGCAACTTGCTCCGGTATTGTAGACGGCCGCGGCGACCCCGATGGCAGTGTTGAAGGAATTTGTAGTGACACTGTAAACGGTAAATGCTCCGATGCCGGTGTTATTGACTCCGGTCGTTGCACTGAAGACAGCGCTAGATCCTATCCCTGTGTTGTAACACGCTGCTGTTGGTACTTGATTGCTTTTGTTACACGCAAAACTACCAATAGCCATAAGGCCATCGCCGTATACGAGACTTTCGCCCGCATTGTTTCCGATTGCCATGTTGCCATAGCCACTAGAGTAGTTTTTCAGTGCGCTGTCTCCAAACGCAAACGCGGTGTTACTGCCGTTCACACGGAGACCAATGAAAGCGTCCTGCACTTTTATTGGCTGGTCGCTGACCAATCCAAAGTTGGAAGTGCCTCCCGTGGCGGTAACGTGCAAAGCCTCATTGACCGCCGTGGTGCCGTTCCAAGTGCCGGTGCTACTTACGCTCAGTCCAGTCTTTGTGAGGCTTGCCGTGCTGCTAGTGTCGGTAGCCGAGACGCTCAGAGCGGTATATGTTGCGGTTTTTGCACCGCTGCTAGTAATTGCTTGCGCAGCCGTCTGCGTGGTTGTGATCAGACTCGCCGTCGAATGGACGTGATCGGAACGCGCAAGGGTAGTCGCGCTCCCTGATGCAGCCGTGGCGCCACCAGTCACCGCGCCCGGCGTGCCGAATGCTTCGCGCCCGTGCTGATGATCCGAACGACTGAGCGTACTCGCCGTGCCAGCCGACGCACTGTCGCCGACGGCTGACGATCCGGGAGTACCGGCACCAGGCATCGCGTGGACGTGATCCGCGAGCGCGGGTGCGGTACTCGTACCGGTCGCCTGCGTGCTTGACACCGTCAGCGCGGATGGTGCGGCCCCGGCCGGAAACGCGTGCTTGTGATCCTCACGCGCAACCGCCAGCGACGTTCCAGCCGCCGCCGTCCCACCGATTGTCGAGGCAGTGATCGTTGTCCCGAACGCCTCCCGGCTATGCCTGTGGTCGGACCGAGCAACCGTTGTCGCCGTGCCTGCTGACGCCGTGTCCGCAACCGCCGATGCGCCTGGCGTGCCGAATGCTTCCCGCCCATGCACGTGATCAGATCGCGCCGCCGTCGTCGCGATACCTGCGGCGGCACTGTCACCAACCGCTGACGACCCGGCAATTGCGAACGCCGGTGCGTTGACGGTGACGGCACCCGTGGCACCGGACACGCTCACATTCGTTCCCGCGACGATGCTCGTCACGCCGCTGTTGCTGACCGTGAGCGTCGTCGTCCCACTGATCCCGATCCCGCTACCGGCTGCGAGACTGGCGGACACGGTCGGTGTCGTGGTGCCCGAGACCGTGATTCCGTTCCCGGCGGTGAGCGACTGGACGCCGGTCGCCGAGACGGTAAGCGCCGTCGTGCCCGACACGCTGATCCCGGTACCACCGGTCACGGAGTTGACGCCGGTCGCACTCACGGTGATTGACGTGGTCCCGGACCCGGACACGCTGATCCCGGTTCCGCCGGATATGGTCGGTGCGGTCAACGTCACATCGCCGGTGGACGCGGACACAGTCAGGCCGGAACCAGTCAGGCTGCGCACGCCGGTGTTCGTGATCGTCAGATCCGAGGTGCCCGTGACGGTCAGGCCGGAGGATGCGGTGACGCTGTTGATCGCGCCGGAACCGCCGGACCCGGATCCTGACCCGCCCGAACCGGGTATCCCTGGCGGTCCCATCGCCCCGCGTGGCCCGGCGGGTCCGCGCTCGCCACGCTCCCCGCGATCCCCCTTTGGTCCCGGCACCGGCGCGGTCGCTTCGAGCACGTCGACGCGGTCGAGCACCTCGGCCAGCGTCCCGTCCTGTTTTGCATCCACCGCCTCGTTCACCGTCAGGCGTTGCGCGATGCGGACCAGTTCCTGCGCCTGCGCTGCGGTCAGTTCCCGCGTCTCCCCGTGCGCCGCATCAATCGCGCTCGTGACCGCCTGCACCGTCCCAAGGTCAGCGCGCAGTCCGTCGATCAGGCCATCCTGCCGCGCCTCGGACCCGTCGTGTTCGGTCAGTCGTGACGAGATCGCGTCGAGCGCCGCCTTGCGCTGTTCCTCGACTTCATCGATCCGTGCCTGGACGGCACGCATCCGCCGTCCGGTCTCGCGTGCAAGGATGTGCGTTGAGGCTTCGGCGCGGGTGGTTCCTTCACTCATCGTTCGTCTCCGAGGCTCGCCCGGATCGACGACGCGATACCGGGGACATCGAGAGCATCGTACGCCATGCCAAGGATGGCTAGCGCGTCGCCCTCGTGGGAGGCAGGCAGCGCCCGCCCTTCGGTTTGCATTGGCCCGTCGAGTTCCGCCACACGCGCCTTCGCCCAGCGCTGCGCGCGTTCCGACTGGCCACGGGTCCCGCCGCCCCACAACGCGTGTGCAACGACGCCGGGTGACGGGTAGTCCGGATTGTCCGGCGATGCGGCCGGTGCGTCCAAGTCGACCATATGACGGGCAAACCACGCTGCCATCCGGCGAACCTTGGCGTCGCTGCACGATCCCGCGCTGAGTTGTCGCGCCTCGCGGACGGTTTGCGCGGTGACACCCTCACCCGCCAGGCCATCCTCGTACCACGCCAAACCGCGCCGGACGTTCGTTCGCATCCATTCGGGGACCTCGATGGCGCGTTCCTCGATGTCCCACGCCTCGCCGTCTTCCAGCATGCGGGTAGACACTTCGCGGATGATGGCACGCGCACTGGCGCTCGGTTGCGCCGGTGTCGATGCGACCACGTCCGTCGGCGTCGCACCCATCGTGCCGAAATTCAACGGCTGTATCAGGCTATCGCCATCCGTTCCGACGCCGTTAAGGTTTTCAAAACTGCGGATCTCATTGACGGACAGCCAGCCCCACTGGCGGCCGACCGCGTACGCGTCGTACCGAGACTTGATGTCCCCGCGCAACAGCGCGTCGACGCTGTGCTCGATGTACAACCCTTGGCGCTCGGACGGGTACAGCAGCGTGTTGAACGACTGCTCCAAGCGCACGCACCACGGGCGGATCGTGTGAACGACGAACTCGATGCTCTGGTGCTCGATGTTCGAGTACGTCGCGCGTTGAAGATCGCCCATGAGGTGCAGCGGCACGCGGAATATGCGCGCGATCTCCTCGATGCTGAACCGGCGCTGTTCCACGAACTGGGCATCCTGAAGCGGCATTCCCATCGACTGCCACTCGATGCCCTCCTCCAGGACGGCGACGCGGTGCGCGTTGTCCAATCCGCGGTGTGCGGATTCCCACGACTGCTTCAGGCGCACGGCTGCGTCGTTGGACAGCCGCCCCGCGACTTTCAGGACGCCGCCGGGCCGCCCGTTGTTGCCAAAAAAGCGTCCCGCGAACTCGCGCTCCGCCTGTTCCAGTCCGACCGCGTCGCGGTGCACCGCAATCGGCGACAAACCCATCAGCCCGTCGCTCGACAGGCCACGAATGTGCAAGATATCGTCGGCCGGGTAGACGCGCTGTCCGCCGTCGTGCGTCTGGACGACGTACACAAGGTTCGGCACCGGGTCCGCCTCCGTTGCCACGTCCACCTTGACGGTGACGCGGTCCGGCCGGATCGGCCACAGTGCGCGTGGTCGGCCGGACGGCCACCGGTCAATCCATGTGTACGCATTACCCCACAGGAGCAGGCTCGCGAGTTGCTGTTCGCGGTACTCGACCGCGGTCTGCCTCGGGTTCGGACGGTCGTGCAGGATCGGGTACAGCGGATGTTCCGTGGCGATGGCACGCCCGTCCGTACCGCGCTGATACACCCGCAACGGCAGGGTGGCGATGCTCTCACTGATGATCCGGACCGCCGCCCAGACAGCAGTCGACCCAACCGCCGTCGTCGGCGTCACCGCCCGGCCAGTCGTGTTCGCAGACCCCGCCATCGCCTGGGCAAGGTGCGGCCACCAGTAGTTGCGGTTCTCGTTGCTGCCGAACAGCGCACGTCCGATCACGCTCATCGTTGTTGCCTCCGTGACGCGCCGAGTGCGCCGATCCATAACAGGATACCGATCAGGCCAAGGATCACGAGCGCTGCCGGGACGGACCATAGGCCAACCCCGGTGACCAACAATATCACCCCGATGATCCCGACCGCGTCGATGATCAGCGAACTCCATTCGTCGCTCATAGGACCAGCATCCCCCGCTCCTCGTAGACCGATGCGCCCGCGCCTGCGTTGCGTGACGCGCGGTCGATGCCCATGATCAGCGCCACGATCCCGTCGATGCGTTGCCTCGCCTTGTGTTTCGCAGGTCGCACGTTCCCGGCCGCGTCGCTGATGACCACGAGATTGTCTGCCTGCCAACGCAGGATCGGGTGGTTGGCGTGCCGTATTTTCCGGCCGAGCGTCAGTTGCAACAGCGCACTCGTCGGTGCAGCCATCGACGCCATCCCTTGCGACATCGGTGCCATGTCGATCCCGTCAGCCACGAGTTCCTGCACCAGTTGCGTCGCCGCCCACCGGTCGTACGATATTCCACCGATGACGTACCGTCGCGCCAGTGCGTTGACTTCGGCGCGGACATGCGCGTAATCGACCACGTTCCCCGGGGTCAGCGTCAGCAGCCCCTGCCTCGCCCACACGTCGTACGGCACGCGATCCCGCTCCGACCGGCGCTTGATGTCGTCACCAGGCAACCAGAACCTCGGGACCACGTCGTATCGTCCGTCACCCCGTGGAAACACAAGCACGAGCGCGGTCATGTCCGTCGTGGCCGACAGGTCCAGTCCGCCGTAGCACACCTCGCCGTCCAATTCCGCTTCGAGGTCGGCGAACGTCACGCCACCGGCGCAGTCGGCCCACGCCTCCATCGGGAGGTAGCGCGTTTCTTGGTTGACCCACTGGCATAAATGCAAGCGCCTGAACGCGCTTTCGTACGCCGGGACGGCCTTGGCGCGTGCGCATTCACCGGCGAGATATTCCTCCGTCACCGTGTGCCCGAGCGACGGATTGGCCTTGCGCCAGATCGCCGGGTCGTCCCACGGCTCGTCAGGTTCGGCCCCGTACAGCACCGGGAGGAACGACGGGTCGTCCACGACGCCGTCACGGACGCGTTCGGCGTATTCGTGCAGTTGTCCACCGAGGCTGTTTGACTCGAACCCCGCGGTCGTGATCCCGATCATCAGCGGCTGGCGACGCGCACCCGTCGAGGTCGACAGGACGTCCCACAGTTCGCGCGACGGCCACGCGTGCACCTCGTCCGCGATCACGCAGGATGCATTGAAGCCGTGCGACCCGCCTGCATCGGATGCGATGACGCGAAGCATCGAGGATGTGGCCACGTCCACAATCCGGCGAGTCGATGGCACGACTTGCAACCGTTTCGAGAGTTGCGCGTGCTGGCGCACCATGTCCGATGCAATCCCGAACACAATCGATGCCTGGTCGCGGTCAACGGCTGCCAGATAGACTTCCGCGCCAGCCTCGCCATCCGCCACGAGGTGGTACAGCGCCAACGCAGCGCACAGGCTCGACTTGCCGTTCTTGCGTGGCACCTCAACATACGCCGTGCGCAATCTCCTCGCGCCATCGCGCCCCAAGTCGCCGTACACCCGTGTCACGAGGTCCCGCTGCCATGGCAGGAGTTGCAGCGGCTGTCCCGCCCATTTCCCCTTGGCCTGACGCAGCGTCTCGACGAACCGGATGACCCGTAACGCCGCGTCCGCAACCGCCGGTGGCTTCCTAGCCACTCTGTTCCCACCAATCGCCCGTGGCAACCGCCACTGGCTCGATGATCGCCTTGACACGGGTGCGGCTCGACGGAGTCATGCCAAACTCCACCAGGAGTTGACGCGTCCGGTCGTACGCCTCGTTCGCGATCTTGCGGTACGGGTTCACCGCCGGTGCGCCGTCCCTCCCCTTCACGATCAGCCCGTGTTCCGCTGCCATCGTCTCGGCCTCGACCCACGTCGCCCACGACGTCGCAAGCATCGCCAGCGCCGGACCGTCGGCCACCGTCATCACCCCCGCGCTGACCATCAGTTTCCCGACGCGCCGGTATTCGCGCTTTGCCACCGCGGACAACCACGACGGACATGGAGGCAATCCCTTCGTCGGTTTCGGCTCATCCTTCGGGATTGCGCCCTTGCCCGGATTCCCACGCAACAGTTTCAATGCGGTCGGCACCGGCTTGCGGCCCGATCCCGGTCTTGCTGGCATCAGTCCCAATCCTTCGGCGTCCAACGGTTCCGCCTGAACCAATCGCCAACGCCCTGCAGTTCCTCGGCAGTCACGGCGAGGACTTTCTCAAAACCCGCGTTGATGTCCTTCGCCGACGCGTACAGCCCGGGCGGCACCGCCTCGGTCAGTTCACCGATCACGCCCGCGAACAGGTCGTATATCGCCACGTCATCGTCCAGATCATATTGTTCCAATCGCGGGTTCGTGTTGAAATTCATCGACGTCCTGATCGCAATCGCGATCCGTTCGTTCCGGACGAGCGCGACCTTCATGTGCGTCCGGGTCTGGCGGATCGCCTCGTCACCGAACATGTCGCTGATCCGGCGCGCGTATTGCGGATGGCGTCCCACGAAACTCCGGTCCACGAGCAGCCGGAACTCCGTGACCATCCCGCCCCGCAGGAGTTGCAACACGCGTTCCATCTCGCCCATGCCAGGCGTCCACGTCGACACCGTCACGGATGACGGCCCGCACTGGTGCAGCACCTCCTCGATCAGGTCCAGCAAACTGAACAGGCCCTTCGTCACGCCGACCAC